CGGCGTTAAGTACGAATATTACTTATGCTAACGGAGCAGCAGTTACTATAACTCACGCTGCTCAAGTTGCATTTAGTATGAGAACAGCTATTCAAGATGCTATTGTATCTGCATTACAGACTTCATGGCATACACCAGTATACGTTATGGCTCCACCTCAAGCTGTAAGTAATATTGAAATAGCATAACCTAACTATCACTAATCAAGAAGGGCATTCATATCGAGTGCCCTTTTTTACTATCTTTGCATTATGATTAATACTATCAGAAATACGGTCTTAGCGATAGTAAGTAAAGACAATCGTGGATACATTACTCCTGAAGAATTCAACTTGTTTGCAAGACAGACTCAATTGGATTTATTCGGTCAGTACATGTACGACTACAGCAATGCAATCAACAAGCAGAACGCTAGAATGCATAACTCTGGATATTCAGACGTTCCAGAATTACTTCATGAGATCATAGACAAGTTCTTGGTTGAAGACGTGCTTGTATACAACAGTACATCAGATAAGTTCTATGTACCGGGAGATAATCCAGCACAGCCATCAGAAGGTAAGTCATACAAGATTATTAGACTTACGTACAATAATGCTGTAGAAATTGAGAAGGTAAGTCCAGTTAAGGTATTGAACTTACTGTCATCAAGTATGGTAGCGCCTACTGACACGTACCCAGTGTACGTACTTAATGAGTACGCAACAGGAGGAGACATTCAAGGGATACAGGTATATCCAGTAACAATAACGTCAAACGTTACTATTAATTACTTGAGATACCCACTTGATCCTAAGTGGACATACTATACATTACTTAGTGATGGTGCGCCAGTGTTCAATCAATCAGCAAGTGACTTCCAAGACTTTGAGCTTCCATACACGGATGCACCTAGGTTAGTAGTTGGAATTTGTAAACTTGCTGGAGTATCTATTCAAGAAGCGGACGTGGTTCAATTAATGCAGGCAGAAGAAGTTAATGACAATCAACAAAAATCATAATAGATGACAGATCAGCAGTACTATCAAAATTCAGCCAACTGGGGAAGTTATCAGTATGTGACACTAGATGAGTTGGTTAATAACTACATGTTGATTAACGTTGGTGACGATCAGTTGATTAGCAATATCAGACGATATAAGGCATTGTTCTATGCAAAGGAGGCGGTAAAAGAGATGAGCTTTGATACATCAAGAGAGGCAAAGTCTATAGAGTATATAGTTGGAAGTGACTTAAAGATGATACTACCACATGACTACGTAAACTATGTTAAGTTATCACTAGAGATTAATGGAATACTGTTACCTATGTCAGAGAGTTTATCTAGAATATCAACTCCTGCATACGTTCAAGACGCTAACAATGATTTAACATTTGATATAAATGGTAATGTTATTACGGGTCAGTCCGAGCTTGACATCAGACGTCTTGACCAGTCTCTATACTCTGGACCCGGAGTCTATAACAATTGCATGGGCTGGTGTTTCGGTGGTAATTGGTACTTCGACGGGCAAGCTGGCGGTCGTTTTGGACTTGAGACAGACAGAGCGAATGTCAACGGAACTTTCACCATCAACAAACGATCAGGGGTTATAGACTTTGCAAATAACATTACAGGTCAAAGAGTTGTTCTTGAGTACATATCTGATGGATTAGAGGTAGACGATTCAGAGGTTAGGATCCACAAGATGGCTGAGAAGTATGTGTACGCATACATCACTTGGTGCATACTTGACAGCAAGGTGAATATCCAAGAGTACATCGTTCGACGAGCTAGAGATAAGAAATCATCACTACTTAGAAATCTAAAGATTAGACTAAGTAACATCAAGGCAGGCAACTTATTGATGATAATGAGAGGACAAAATAAACAAATCAAGTAATGGCAGAACTTAAGAATACATTTATACAAGGAGTAATGAACAAAGACCTTGATGAGCGACTTGTGCCTCAAGGTCAGTATAGAGATGCCCAAAATATAACTGTAGAAACATCTACTGGATCAAACGTAGGTGCTGCTCAGAACTCGTTAGGAAACACAATAGCAGCAAACATAGCTACTGTATCAGGAAGAGACGCAACAGACGCTAGAACGATTGGATCTGTGACGTATGAGGCTGGAGGTTTGTTGTACTGGTTTGTTGCTGGAGACTTCTTTGATGGAATATATGAGTACGATGAGAACACAGGTACAACCGTTCGTGTGTTACAGTCAAACAAACCAAACGAATCAACGCCATCAAAGCTTAACTTCAGAAAGGAATACTTAATTACTGGAGTAAATCATATCATCGGTCCTGACGGGAATACTTTCTTGTATTGGACTGACGACTATAATCCTCCACGAAGAATAAACATAAAAAGAGTAAAGGCAGGAGCTAACGGTATCGGTGGATATAACATTGATGATGCACGAATTGACGATGACATTGATGTGATTGTGAATCCTCCAATGTATGCGCCTCATATTGAACTAATAACAGAAGCACCTGTATCTATTTTATCAAACAACATGGAGGAGAAATTCCTTTATTTTGCATATAGATACCTGTACTTAGATAATCAGTACAGCTCACTATCTCCATTCTCGGCAGTGGCATTTATGCCTGATGAATATAATTTTGACTACGGGGTAGGGAACAATAAGTCAATGACAAACATTTACAACGAATGCAGGGTTTCATTTGAGACTGGCAATGAGTTTGTAAAGGCTATCCAACTGGTAGTTAGAGACACTAGAAGTATAAATGTTGGTATTGTAGAGACATACGAAAAAGATAACTTACCGGGATTTACAAATGGAGATTCAGTGTCTGTTACTTTCAAAAATAATAAGGTTTTAGCAGCACTTCCTACAGATCAGGTAACTAGATTATTTGACAATGTTCCATTACTAGCTAAGGCTCAAGACGTAATAGGTAATAGATTGGCGTATGGAAACTACGAACAGTTTAGAGATATAATTGATTGCAATGGGGATAATATAAATATCAACTTTGCATTAGCTATAAAACAGCCTACATTATTACCTACAGTTCTTAATCCAATGTCTACTTGGAGGTCAGATAGAGATCTTGAGTTTGCGTTGTTATACTCTGATGAGTATGGAAGACTTACGACTGCACTTACGTGTGACACTAACGCTGTTTATATACCGCCAGCAAATTCGACTTCGGCTAATCAGTTACTATTAAGAATTAATCATACAGCTCCATGTTGGGCTACAAACTATAGAATTGCTGTAAAGCAAGGTCAGAGTAAGATATATAATGTGTTTCCAATATTTTATTATGTTGTTGGAACATATAGATATTTTTTAATTAGTAATGCAGATGTAGACAAAGTAAAGGTTGGAGAGTATGTCATATTTAAGACTAATACATCAGGACCAACTCAGTCAAACAAGAAATATAAGATACTAGAGTTAGAGTCAAAGAATACTGGAGGTGTTGCATCTGGATCTATACCGGGTGTATATTTTAAGATAAAGGTTGAATCGCTATCTCAATTTTCTCCGTCAGCTATTACAACTTCATCTGTTACTTCATATGGATATGGAGCAGGAGCTTCAATGGTCCCTGTGCTTTCAAGATTTTCATATGTAGAACCGCCAATACATTATGGAGATGGCGACTCTACTGGTGTACAATTATTTAGTCAGTATCCATTAGCATCATATCAACCTGACTGCAGGTTTACAATAGAAATACTTCAAAATAATCAATTTAGATACACAACTGAAATAGATGCAGCTGGAGGATGGTCTGCGACTGCAAATATAAATCAAGGATCTGTTGTTACATTGATAAGAAATAGTGTTCAAATAGCCCAGATTATATTTGTATCATCAAATTATATTCCGGGAGATAAATGGAAAATTAATGTAAGAGGTCAAGGTGCATTTAATAACAACTATTTTGGTGGAGTGGGATTACCATCTGCTCCTACAACAAATCCTCCAAGTCAATCTGTAACTGCATATTATCCGGGAGATTATGGCGGTGGAGTTATTGTAAACAGAGGATTTACAGATCCAATTCTGCCCGGTTCAGTTGTAAGACTTCAAGTTATTCAAGATTCACTTAACTCGGTAGGACAAGCTCCAGTACAACAGTTTCCTCCATCTAACTCATATTATGAAAATATAGAGGAATGGTTTGTTGAGTCTGGAGCTTATCTTGAGTTTGATCAGTACGATAAGAATGGTATAAATATAAAATCAGAAGGTGTTACATTTAGGAGAGGCTCATTAACATTAACTAATCAGTTAGGGAGTCAACAGTGGACAGTTGTTCAAGATGAAACTGGTCCAGTTTACATGGTAATTCAGGGATATG